ATCCCAGTACCATCCTATACCATCACCACTTGATTGACCACCATAGAAACTTGCATAGGCACTGTTTCCAAATCTAGCAGTAGGCACAATACTTGTCATAATTGCATCTCCATCAATAGTGCCTGTATGCTTTGCTTCAAAATACCATTTACCGCTAGATAAAGACATAGTTGACATATTAGTTCGCCAACCTGTACCTCCACCTGTAGTAAGCTTTGTACCACCTTCAGTATGTGTAATGGTGTCTGTGCCTGAAAAAGGTTGAATTAAAAGTGGAGTACAAAAATTATTAGTAGGACTATCAGTAGCTTGGTCGGCTGATGTGATGTTGTTGCCTGACATGGCTGTACCATTTCCACTTAATCCACTGCTGTCTTCCCACAAAGCAGAAGAATTTGAAAAGTCTAATTTTATAGATGTACCTGATAGTGTTCCATCATATTCTTTTGGTTTCCAAATACCACTATCTTCATCGTATTCGCCAAAGTCTGTAGGTGCTAATGCTTGACCATCAACAAAAAACAACTCTGCCATATAACCATTAACATGTGCACCACCGCCACCGCCAATAGAAACTGAAGTTGCAGAGTTCATATTACCTTCTTGGTTTTGAGCCATATAAGTTTCACTATAAAAAGAAGTTTCTTGTACCCCATTAATCCAAAGTTTTGCTCTGTTTGATGCTGTGCTTTGTGTTGAATCATTTAAAAGCACAATATGATACCAAGCTGAGGTGTCTCTAAAAACTCTATCAGTTGCTAAATATAAATCAGAATTTTCAATTTGTATTTTATCTGTGCTTAAAAACGCAATTGATGCTAAGTTCCCTGCATCATAAGGTTTTTGCGTAGTACCTAACTCTGTTCTTTTAATCCAAAAACTTAAAGTCCAAGTACGCCTATTACCTGCGGAGTGATGTCTATTATCTAAATATTCAGAATTATCAGACTCTAACTTCAAAGAGTTATCAATATCATAGCCAGTAGATATGCTTCCTCTATTTGCTGTACGCTGTAGCGTTTCCATATTATGTTTGTGCTAGGTTTTGAACTCTACCGATTTCTTGCCAAACTGAGCCATTGTATCTAAAACTAAAGATGTCAGTTTTGTTAGCTGTAGCAGTTACAGCGGGTGCTGTTGAAGCTGCAAATTCAAAGACTGTGTTCCAAGCTATTGTTCGAGGTGTCGCACCTTGTGCTATCTCGACAGAAATAATTGCACCTTCTACAGCATTGCTTGGTGCTGAGAAAGTCGTATTTTCTGTGGTTGCATGATAAGCGTTGGCTGCTGCTTGTGAATCCCAAGCTACTGCGTTAGAGCTTGAGGTAATTGCAACTTGTGTAATTTTTGCTGAAGTCGATGCAGTTGCGACTGTAAAGACTCCAGTTGATGCTGAGTTAGCACCAATGGGTGCGCCATCAATTGCACCGCCATTAACATCAATGGTTGTAAAACTAGCTGATCCAGTTGAGGTTAAAGTACCACCAACTGTTAAAGTTTTACCAGAGCCAACATTGAGGCCCACACTTGTTCCGTTTCCTGCACTAGCAAAAAGACCATCTAAAGTATCGAGGTCGGTGTTTAATTTTCCGCCCCAGGTATCAGTAGATGCACCGACCTCGGGTTTTGTTAAGTTTAAATTCGTTGTAAATGTATCTGCCATATTATTATGCCGCTTGTTCTTTTGTTAATTGAGTCCATGTAGTGTCAGGATTCTGTATCACTTCCCATTTTAGACCACCACTTGCTGAAAATCCACTTGTTTCTTGAGGATCACCATTTGGAAATGCACTTACTTTGCCTCTATCGATCTGTCTACCAATAGCTGTAAAGTCTGATGTCTCTGCACTGGTTGCTGATGCAGCTATGGTGTATCGACCTGTTGCAGTCATGTTTGATACTGCTGGGCCTAAGACAACACCACGATCTATTTGTCGACCTACAGCACTCATGCTGGAAGTCTGTGCTATTGTGCTAGAACCAAAATGAACTCTATGGCCAACAGCAGTCATGCTACTGGTTTGTGCTAGGGTTGAAGATCCTCTATCAACCTGTCTGCCGATTGCAGACATACCAGATGTCTGTGCAATGGTTGCAGCACCACGATCAAGCTGTCTGCCTATCGCAGATGCACCTGATGTCTGTGCTATTGTTGCGGATGCTTCCTGATACTGCGGAGTGCCATAAGCGGCAATTCCGTAGTTATATGAGCCATAGCCTACTGAGGCCATGGTATTAAGCTAATGTGATGTCTAAATCACCAGCATCAAATCTGAATACATCACCAGAACTTACAACCTTAGATGTGTCTAAGTTTGCGTAGGCAAGTAAGTTGCCGCTAGTTAATGCATCCATAATACCTACTGCAACTACAGTTCCGTAATTGGCTGTAGCTGTTGGGTATTCTACTGCTGCTGCGTTTGTCGCTGTTGTAGGGGATGTGCCTGAGACATTAAAAGTAGAGGTTTGTCTTGCATAAGCTCCACCTGTTACTTCAGTACCACCGCCAGTATCAGTAGGTGCTACTGTATACAAAGCAACATAATGTGTTGTTGGTGCTGTATAAGCAGTACCGCCAAATACATGGTCAAGTACCTTGTCTTCTAAATAATCACTAAATCCAGCCATTTTTTATACTCCTAGTTATTACCAAAATAATAAATATCTTTACTGCGTTTTCCGTAAGTTCTTCTTCTTTGCATTAAAGAACCTTTAGAGAACTCAGCTTTTTCTTGCTCTAGTCTCATTTCTTCTAAAGCCTTCTCGAACTGTGCTGTAAATAATGGCACTCGTTCATCTTCCATTAAATAGATAGAAGCGTGTTTTAGTGATCCATAAAGGTAAGCATCTGGATATCCTGTGGATAAAAAGTTACTCGTATTAGAATCGCTTAACGCATCTATCTTTCCGTAGTAGGTTAATTGTACTGTATAACTTCCGTCTGGGGTAGGTGCAAATTCAATTGAATCATCTACCAATGCAAAATAAATTGGTTGCCCTGTTACATTGTCATTGGCTTTTCTATACACATCCATAGATTCTATGGATTGTTGAAACAATGGTGAGAAATCACCACCATCAATTTGTAAGTTTATGGCTTCTAACCAATCAGTTGGTGTTGCAAGATATTGACCTGTAAGAGTTGCAGTGGCTCTTTTAATCATGCCCTTAACTCTTAATCTGCGGTTAAATTCTGCCTCTGTGCTATCAATAAATGAATCAATCACATCTGTTAAATCTGAACGATTTAAGTAACTTGCGATATTAGATTTCAATTCTGCGTATGTCATAGTTTACCTTGCCATGTTCTAAAAACTTTATTGTCTGATTTATTTAACCATTTTTTCCATTGCTTCATATCATTGGCCCATCCTTCTCGACACGCTCTTTGATACACAATCAATGGCACTTCTGCCACATGACGAAGATCTTTACCTGGTTTATTTTCTGCAAGCATTTTGCAATGCTCTATTACAGGATTTAGATCCTGAGTTGTGTGATAGATATCTTTATTATCTTCAGTAATAAACTCATTGGTAAAACCAGTCTTGTGATCTATAACAGTTCTTTTAGCCATGCAAGAATTTTAACACAAAAAAAAGGGATGCCGAAACATCCCTTTAAGGTTATTAACCCAGAGCTTATGAGGTTGTTAAATCAACTACTGCTCCATGAGCTGCTTCGTTGGATACTTCTAATCCATACTCAACAACGATCATTTTAGTGACTGCATCACCTATTGTTGCAATGTCAACTGTTTTGAAATCACGCAAGAAAGATACTTTCGCCATTTCAGGATCAACCAACAATAAAGATCTTTCTCTTGATCTGTTTGATGGAACTATTTTCAGCTCACCAAAATCAGAAGAGTAGATAGATACTGATGCTTCAACAGTATTAGAGTCAACAAATTGTCTTGCTTGTGAACGACCTGTGAAACCAGAGATAACTTGTTTGTTATGTGGGCCACAAATTGCTATTGATGGTTCACCACCATTTTCAAAGCAAGATTGTAAAACATCTTTTAAAAGAGTTTCTGTTAAAGCTCTTTGAGTTCCATCTGTTGGAGCTGTTCCGCCGCCAGTAGGAGTTGATCCTGCTGCGTTGTTTACATTAGACTTTACCCAAGATTCAAAAGCACCAGTCTTACGAGCAGTTGTCGCATTACCAGTAGTTTTTCCATTCTTTTGACAAAGAGCTTCTTCCATATCTCTCTTCAGAGCTTTAGACATGATAGCTAGTTGATGAGCCATTTCTGATCTCTTACCAGCAGGGTCTGAAGACTCTTGTGAGCCTGATACAGTTGCGTCTCTTTTTGAAATCATAGCAACATTGCTAACACGAGTAGTTGCAACTGCGGCTGATCTTGAAAGTTCAAAACCTTCTAATTCACCTGTTGATACTGGACTCGCTAGAGCTTCTGTTTGCCAATCAAAGACAACATTATTAATATTTCTTTTTCCAATTGAAGACATAAACGGAGTTTGCATTGGAGAGATGTTGTAAATGATATTACTTAAATCTTCTCTGTCTGAAGTCGCGCTGTATGTATCAAATGCGTTTGTTACTTTAGCCATTATATTTACCTATAAAATTATTTTAAAAATTGTTCAAAAACTTTAGCAGCATCCTGGACTTTGCCAGTTTTTGCTAAAACCTGTTTTGCTCTTTTCGCTGGTGCTACTGTTTTCTTTCTGGTAGTTGTTCCAGGTCGGGCTACTCTTGCAGGTGCTTTTTGTGTTGGTTTCTTCTTCGTGGCTTCAACTGTTTTAGAGTTTAACCATGCGTTTCTTAAACCAAGTAAAGCACGATAGTCATAAATTGCATCCATTTCTTGAGGCAAATACCCCAAGACATTAATACCATAGTCGCGAATTGCTAGTTTCTCTTTTTGAGCAACCTCTGCATTTTTCCATTCTGGTATGATTTCAAGAATTTTTTGCTGACCTTCTTGCACTTGTTGTGCAATTTGCTCTTGCTGTTTTGCGTAGGCTTCTTGTTGAAGTCTTTGCTGTTCAGCCTCAGCAGCTTTTAGCTTTTCTTTCTTTTCATCCCAGATTTGTTTTTCGCGTACAAATGCTATCGGATCATCATTGTATAAACTATCCCAATCTGGTTCGTTTACCAATTCACCCTTTAATTGGGCTTCCATCTTCGGTAACAACTGTGCGTAAATCGCATCTCTTTGAGAAAGCTCTTGGGCTTGTTGCTCAATCGTTTTTCTTTGATTGGCAAGTTCCTGTGTCTTCCTCGTATAATCTTGTTGGCGTGAATAACCATTAATGAGTTCGTCCTGCGTGACCTCTATCTCTGAGCCATCAACTGTGACTCTGTAGACGGGTTGCTCTTCTACCTCTTCAACTTCCGTTTCTTCTTCACCATCTTCTTCATCATCAAATTCGAGTTCTTCTTCATCGACAAGCTCTTCGGTATCTTCCTCGTCTTGTTCTTCTAATTCATCGATCTCAGGTTCAATGCTTTCAGCTTCCTCTATGACTGCTTCTTCTTGCGTATCCTCTTCAGGGGCTAAGAAACTTTCAAACGCTGCGGTAGCTGATTCACCTTCGGTTTGTAAAGCAGTCGGTTTTCCGTTATTGCTCATAAAATACTCCTATTTTGTATTTAGGGATATTTTAAACCAATAATGTATAAAAGGGAAAGTTTTAGGCTATGTTACGAATTTTGTTTATGTTGGCTTTTGTGAGTTTGCCTTTCTCAGCCATGATGCGTAGATGTCTTTCTACTTCAGGAAGAAGTAACAAGGATCTGTGGAAGTCTTCTCTAACCGCAACATCATCGATGCCACGAGAATTTAACCAATGAGTTATGTATTCGTTTTTAAGATTTTCTATTGCTTCTTTAAAGACATCAGAATTTAAAATTCTTTCAGCTTCTGCTGCTTTAACTACTTCTTCGTGTGTGACTGACATTTATAAACTAAATAATCCTCTTGGTGTTTGTGGCAAAAACTTACCCTGCCTTGTAATAGGTCTAACTATTTCGTCAACGCTAGGTTGAACAAAATTAGAAACTGGTAAGTCGGACAATCTAGTCAGGTTCATTGGCTGAATGGGTTGTGGCACTATTGGTTGTGGCATAACTGGTAATTCAGGCATAACTGGTATGTTTGGTATTACTGGCATTTGAGGTAATCCAGTAAAGTTCATGGGTATGCTTGGTATTTCTGGAACAAATGGTATTGGTTCTTTAAATGCTGGTGCTGTAGGCATTACAGGAACTTCAGGCATTACAGGAACTTGTGGTATTGATGGTGTTATGGGTTCTTGTCTTACTGGAGCTGTAGGAAAAACTGGTGCTATTGATGGTATATCAATACCACTTAAATCTATGTCTTCAAACTTTTCTGTATCAATGTTTTTAAGAATATCTACATCTTTAAGTATTTCTTGAACATCTACATCAAACAATGAGGGTCGCATACTTTCAGGCCCTGCAACATCTTTAATTTCCTCATACCTTGGTAGATTTCTAAAATTTAAATCTTGTAAAAAGGGCATAAATTTAGTTGGTTGAGCCACACCTTGAGGTGCGCTTGGCATCTGCACAAAACCTTCGTTGGGTGCAAATGAAATTCCTTTTGTTGGGGCTTTGGGCATAACAGGAGCTGGGCCTTCGCCCACATATCTGTTTTGTAAATCTAAATCAGCCTGTGTATAACCACCCGCTTGTTCAGGAGAATAACTAACGCCTGGCGCAATGACTTGAGAGCCTGGAATGACACCACCAGCTATTTGTTGTGCGTAGTTAAAGCCAGATGAATATGTTGGATCTGTTTTTTGTTTAGCCTGATTTCTTAATCGACCTAATATTCCACCGCCACCTTGACCAGCCAAATTTGTTCCACTATCAAACTTCATTTGATTTCTTAGTATTTCTTGTAGCTCTGGGTCTAAAAAAATTGCCATATTTATTAAGTTATTAGTTTATCTATTTTAGCATCAAGTTTGTCTATTTTGTCCATTAATCTTGAATATTCAACATTGTGAGCATTTCTAGTCACATAGTCTCTAGCTATTTCTTCTCTTGTTTTATTCACTAATATATCAATTCTTTTTGCTTCGTTTTCATTTTTGCGTATGGAGTAGAACAATGGTGCGATAACCAAAGTTACAAGCATATTCCAAACTACATAGAATGAAAGTTCCATTAGAAATCAATAGCTCCAGATATGAGGCCTTGGACGATTAGCTTCAGCCTTGCTGATATCGAGGTGTATAAATCTTCCATTGCCTTTTTGATTAACTCCAATTCCTGTAAATCCGTAACCCTCTGCTGCGGATACTATTTGTAATGCTTGTTTGTGGCTGCAACCAATATCAACTGCGATGCCTAAATTGTGAGTACCTGGTTTACTTTTTTTACTTTCAACTGGATGTTCTGAACATCTGTAACCTGAAGTGATAACAAATGGAAAACCTAAGTCCTCTCTAAGCGATTGTAACTTATCTATTAACTCATGTTCAATCTTATTTTCACCACAATGCTTACAAGCAAACTCTTCTAATCTAAAGTTTTTCCATTCGCTCATTTTTTATCCTTATTACTAGCACCAAAATAGAAAGATATAACTGCTGTAGCTATACCAGTTAAAGAACCAATAATAAGCATGACGATATCATCGCTGGTATCTGGAATAGGAAAAGCTGTTATATAAAAGATATAACTCATAAAACCTGCCATAGATAAAACACCTAATATAGTGGGTGTTAAATCGCCTGAAAATTTAGATCTAGCATCTTTTCTATCGTCTACTTCAAGCGCGAAGATATCTACATCTAATTCTTTCATTTGAACTTCAAATTCTTTTTCACATTTTTTTAGTTCAATCATTTGATCTGCAGTTATATTTTGCATTGCCTTTTCTATTTCTACTGGATTGTTTTTTACACCTAGAACTGTAGAAAGTATTTGACCAGCTTGTCCGCCTAGTGGCCCGCCTATAGCTGCGCCTAGTGTTGGAGCAAGACTGCTTACTATGTTTTTAATTTTGTTTAGTTTCATTTTTCTTTTTTAATTCCCTCTCTTGTAATAAGAGTTTTAATTCGTGCCACCTGTAAAATCTTTTATTAACATCATCCCAAAACATTCCTTTGTAATCCCATATTTCATTCGCTGACATTTTGTTCCTTATTGTGGAGTTTAATAAAATACTCTGCATCGACTAACGCCAACGGCTTAGTATTATTTCTCTTTATTATAACCAAAGGTTCGTAATCTTTACAGTTAGTACAAGACTGTTCATAGGCTTTCCAAACATTAACTGCTTGTTGGTTTTTGCACTCGATTGAGTAAGGGAATTGTTTGCGTGATTGTACGCCCATAATGACATCTTCGCCTGAAGATCCCATAGGTCTTGATTCTAAATCTTCAGGATCAAAACCAAGTATTGCAACGAGTTTATCAACAACCCATTGCTGTAGTTTTCTACCCTTGGCTTTTGCCGAGGATGGTCGCACTTATTTCTTTTTAGATTTTTTAGAAGATTTTTTCTTTGGCGGTCTGCCTACTTTAGATCCGTATGTTCCTTTTCCTTTTGGCATGATTAGCTCCTTTTTTTTGATTTTTTAGGTCTTAATAAATCTGCGTCTGCCTTTCTTGCGCCGCCTTTACCTGTAGCAAATGATCTTACACGACCAGCAGCCCATGATTGCGGTGTTTGTCCAGGACGAGAACCAGAAGAGTAATAAGCACCCATTCCTCGTTGATAAACTTTTCCTAAAGTGCTTTTTGATATACCACTAGATTTGTGATATTTGTTTATAACATCTTGTTTATTTGACACTTTTAGCCCTTTGTTTTGCGATTCTATTCATCATAGCTGGTGTAAGTTTACCAGCCTTATAGAGTTTAGCAGTTCTTTTAATTTCTGCTTCTCTTGCCTTTGGGTTTTTTGCTCCACTAACATATTTCTTTGGAACGCCGCCCTTAGTCTTCGGAACTTTTTTAAAAGTTCTTTTCATTTACTTGTAAAACTTAGAAGTAATTTTATGCCAAAGTGTTGGTTTATATTTTTTTATTAAAAAACCGCCAACAAGTGACAGAACTATTATTGTAATTAATGTATCCATAATTTTATTATACTACCATTTAACTTTATCAGCCCAATAAGCTGCTGACAATTTTCCTTTAGAAATATTTTTAGCGTGTCTAGCTTTGAATGACTTTCTCCTGGCTTTATCTTTTGCAGTCATTGGATTTTTACCAGCACCACTTACACCTTGTTGACCAAAGCGTATAAGTTTTATGACATCGCCAACCTTTGCTAGAACTGCGTGTGATTTTGTTTTGTGATTAGGTGTTCTTTTAGGTTTGTTATAACCACTAAACCTTTCGCCTCTATATGTAATAGCCATTAGTGTAAAGTTTTCTCCTCACAGCTTAATACTTCGGAATCTTCGGTGACTTCGCCACCAGAGATAATACCAAGTATCCTAACTGCATCTTCTTGGCTTTTGGCTCTAATATCACTACCAACATAAACTAGATCGTCAACTAACACTTCTAGGTTATATAGTTTGATTGCCATTGCCAGTAAATAGTCCTTGAGCTTGATCTTTTGCAGTTTGCCTAATGTTTTCTCGGTCACGCTCCATGATAGCATTTATCTCTGCAATGTTGACTTGTGCGCCATACTTAGCAGTTAATTCTGCGGCTTTAAGTCTAATCTGTGCTTCAGTCTCATCTCTGTTTCTATCATCATCCATGATAATCTTCATGCGATCAGTCTCAGCATCAATGATAGCTTTCTGCGCTTGGTTTTGCGCTTTCATAGCTTCTGCTTGTGCGAGCATGGTAGCTGCATCAGGTTGTTGTGACTCAGGCGGTTGCGGAGGCATAGGTGGTACTTGCGTATTAATAAACGCTTGTGGATCTTTAAATCCAGCCATCTCTATCATGCGAGTCAAAGTATTAGAATATTGTTGCATGGATACCAATGGATTGCTTGGCCCAAGGGTTTGCATGATTTGTTCTTGCTTACCTGCAAGTTGTGCAAGGATTGCAAACTTCTCTTCATCAGAAGATTTAGAGATAGCTACATTAACCACCATGTCTTTATCTGATTCCCAGTATCTTGGATCAACAGGAATAAATTGACCCTCTAATCTAAATACATCTTGTGCGTTTTGATGTTTGATAATTAAGTTGTTAGTAATTTTAAAGAGTTGTTTGAGTCCACCTTCTGCAAAATGTCTACAAATAATTTCTATTCGGCCTTGCGCTCCTGACATGGTAGCGGACACAGCTGCACTGGTGCTTGATTGCAAAGCATCTGCATTTAAGCCAGCAGAGGCTTTAGACACACCAGTCCTATTCTCTTTTGCTTCATCGAGGTATCCAAGAACAGGGAAAGCCTCTTTACCAGCGAAGGGTACTGTAAAGGGTTGAACCATCCCAGGGGCGCGAACTCGAATGGGCTGTCCGATATCAGTATTGAGTACATCGTCAATATTGACTTGACCTTCAACAACAGCCATACGAGGAAAGATAGAGTGTCCAAGCGAATCAAGGGTATCTCGCATAATTTGGGATTTTGCAGCTTGGATAGGCTTTAAGTAATCCGCTGGACACGAACCGATTGCAGTATGTGGTTCAGGGTCTGGGCAGAACATAGCAATAGGTAAATCATCCCATTGTTCTACATTCAACACATTCACACCCTCACCCGCAGTACAAACTCTAATTCTTTCATCTATGCCATCGCCATCGAAGTCATAAAAAAGATAATGTTCAACATATAAAACTTCTTTCGCCCCAGTATCATTTCTGTCTGGGTATACCATGTTGTCAAATGGGTTTCTTGCCTCTATCTCATCATAGGCTTCTGGGTCAACTGCACTAGAGCTTTGGGTTGCGTATTGTTCTATTTCGTCTTGGTCGTATCCCATAGCCACTAAATCAGAAACAGATTTAATCATGCGGTGCGCGACATAAGATGCAGATTCAAGATCGCGCGCGTTGCGTGAAATTAAAACTTCTTCAGGTGGTATGGATTCAATACATACTTGGTCTTTAGCCTTAACTCTACGAATCGTTACATCGTACTTAGCAGGAATCTCTTGTGTTACTTCTTCACCAGATAGAGGATCAACTTGAGTCATCATTTCCATGGTGACAGATTCATTAACAATCTCTACATTAGGATCAAGCACCAAGGCTTGATATGAAACAGGATCTAAGTCTGTGTATTCGCTGGTAGATGCTGAAATAGAATCATCCCAAAAGACTTTGACAAAACCACTCTTTCTAACCAACGCATCTTTAAACGCATCGTATAAAACTTGAAAGCCTTGGTTTTTTTCTTGAATGATGTAATTAACATAATTGGTTTGTTGCTCGGCAACTTGGATATCTTCTGGGCCATGTGGTACAAATTCAACAATCTTTTTAGTACCAAAGAATGTACGCATGATCGATGGAAGCATAAACAAAATGCTATCTCTAACATCAGTCGAAACAAATTCAGACTGCATACTAGATTGTGCTTGTGGTTGCTCACCTAAATAATATTCTGTAGATTCTGCTCGCTCTGCACCCACTTGATGAATGAAGTCTTTTGCATCATCCATCTCTGATTTAATAACACCAGCAAGATGCTCCATGTCAGTTTCAGAACTAACCACATCTTCCATTTTGTCTTCGTAATCTTTTGCCATTTATTTTACCTAGTTTAACAGTCCGCCTGTTTTTTCTTGTACGCCCTTATAAAATTCTTTAAATTCTTCTGGCTTATAATTAGCGGAAAAATTTAATGCTTTTTGTTTTGCATTTTCTCCTTTACCAAAAGAAATAAGGTTGCCTGTTTTTTTAGCATTTTTCATTGCCGCATTAACAGTTTTAAATTTTTTATATTTACCTTTTTGCATTATAACATTTGGAAATACAAACCAGTTACCCTCATCATCTTGTTCTGCTGACATGAGATGTGTTTGCATCTTGCCATCATCAAGTAATGATGGAGTAGGATATTTACCTGGTTCTAAAACTCTATCAACAAATGGCAATCCTTTTTGTTTTTGCAAAACATCCATGTTCTGTAAATTCATAGGATCTTGATTTTTCATGCGTTGTTGAATTAAAAAATCTCTACCCCTGCCTTTCTTGGCATAGTTAAGAGTTTGCATTAATTCTTCCAACTGCATTTTTTATCCCACTCGAATGATTCGAGATTTTAAAGGTTTTTTGAAATTATAACCGAAAACACTCTCGCTTCCACTAAAACTTGCAGCCGAACTTGCCATGGTCAATGCAAGTGCATCTGCTTTGTCGGGAGATTTTATTCCGCGTTTGCGCATTTCATCTTTTGACTCTATCTTTATTTTTCCAGTCGAAGTATATTTGTAAAGAGGCGCAGCTAATTCTGATACAAGCTCATCATCATTAGGAAGTCGGCAATCACGCTGCGCCAGCCAATCCTTAATCGCAAACCATAACTCAGCTCGCAAGTTCAAATAGTTCTTTTTGGTGCTTGGAGCTTCTGCCACATTCACCCCGCGCACTGGTAAATTCTGCTCACGCAATCGATCAACCACCCCAGCACCAAGTCCAATGACATCGACCAAGATCTCTTGCGGTCTTTCCATAACAGTACAATCATCGAATCGATTTTTAACCACACCACAAAGTTGCATTAAGTCCATGGAGGCAAATGATTTAATTTCTAAGACAGTGTTTCCCTGGCGCACGCACAGCGCACTGTTATCGCCACCGAATCGCGCAACATCTAAACCCCAAACGATTGGTTCATTCGCGGTGAGCGTGACATCGCGTTCTACCGCACCGCGCACTAAGTCAAGCGGTATGACAGTATCATCATCTGCGCTAGGAAACTCGCCCATGACCTCCACGCGCGCGACAGTAGAATCTTCGCCATACTGCTCGATCATCGATTGGAAGAGTTTTTGGTCAGTGCCTTCGACTGTGCGCGAGTCGATTTGTACATTTTGCCAAAAGCGCTTTTTGCTATTAAAGGAATCGTAGAATGGGCCTGTGTTTCGGCGCGGGTTGGAGAAAGTAAACCAGTAACGATTGGATGTTGGTTCAGAAAAGAAACCCTCGGATACGCTGTAAATGGGTGAAGGTATACCCGAAGCCTCATCCATGATTAAACAGACCCCGTAGGAGCTGTGAATACCCGCAAAGGCATCTGGATTTTCCTCGCTCCATAGTTGCGCCTGCGCGTAGTAATAACCAGTATCAATCTTGAGGTCGCGCTCTAGCGCTTCTTGAAACCAAGGCGCTGGTTTGACTGTGGTTGCGGTTTTATGAAACCAATGAGAGTTAATTGCAAGAGTCATCCATTTACCAAGTTCAGCCCAAGTTCTACTTCTAAGCTGTTGTTCGGTGTTAGCGGTTACTATGATGGTAGCCCCCAGTCTTGTGGATAACATCCAAAGAATAATCCATGCAACCAAAGCAGATTTACCAATACCACGACCTGAAGCTACAGCCATTCTAAACATCTCTGGTAAATCCCTAGTGCCATTTCTAGCAATATGGATTGTCATTTCTCGCAAAATTTTTTCCTGCCACTTACGCGGGCCTTTAAAGTCTTCGAGGGGGGTGTCTTTCATTCCCCAAGGGAAAGCAAACTTAACAAAGTTCAATGGATCGTCTTTTACATTGACTGACCATATCTCTGTCATCAACCTCTTTTCGTCTTCGGCTTTATATTTCATAAAAAAAATTTAAAAAAAAATTAAAAAAAATTATCGCAAGAGTTCCATGTACACTGCCCCGCGCCCTCAACGCAAGGGGGGGTCATACAGCGATAGTAGGTACTAACTTTCACCCTAGCGCGCGCCTAAACTGTAATTAAGTGAACGCGCTATCAGAAGCGCGGAGAGTGGCGCTAGAGCTTCGCGCGTTCGTGCGCGTGGGTAGGTACAAGGGAGAAGATAAATACCCCGTGCGCAAGCTCTCATGAGTTCTTAGCCTTGTTTAATTGTTTTATGTCGATCTCTTTGGGCGCGCTGGTGGGGAGCGCTTCGCCTTTGTGTTCGATTATGCGCGAATTTGCAGAGCTGATTATTTCGCTAAGGTTGAGCGTGTGCGTGTGCTCCTGTTTTTCAGCCCAGCGCTCGCGGTCGGCTGATTTTAAATAGAACTGGATGGCTTGAAATTCTCCATCTTCTATTTTTTCCATGAGCTTTGAAGTTGCTCTAGTTAATCCTTTTGCCTTTCCTCTCTCTAATGCTTCCGATAATTCCGAGTTCTTCTTTTTTCTGTGCTTGTCGAATGTGTCCCATCCAATATCCAACGCCTTGCAAATGCTCATAATTCCAAGGTTGAGCGATGCCAGATGTTCGACATAGGCATAGTCAATAACAATTGGCTTGCGTCCTCTCTTCTTAGGTGTTTTTGTTGTCATTTTTCCGAATAAATACCATTTATTACCAATTAATTAAGATTAAATCAATTGCCCTTATTTGTTTAGTTTAAAGGATTTAAGCGCATACTCATAATTTAAAGATAATAAATATGTGAAAAAATGTGTACAAGTGCATTTATATATGCATAATAGGAGATATATAAATTACTTAGGAGAGTAAAAAATGAATTTAAGATTAATTTACTGGGATGATACTGGAATGGTTTTTGATGTCATTGAGGGCAAATTTTACAAAATGATCAAAGGCTATATTTTAGCCAATCTTTTTAATCGCTCTTATTATTTCAAAAAACTTGGTGATGTTTTTATAAATGAAGATAACAAGTTTACTTGTTTTTCCCATGCAACCATTGAAACAGTAAATTCAACCAAAACATTTAACAAAGTTATCTAAAACCCCCCACGATTTAACGCCCCGTCTTTTCGGGGCTTTCGTGGTATAACTAACTTACTTTTAAGGAGAGTAAAAAATGAGTAAATTACATCACACTAAATATAGAAAGAATTATAAAAATTATATTCTTGATTGTATTGATTCAGAAGATGATCTTATTAACCAAGAACTGACAAGAAATCAGAAGATTCAATATTTATTTAATAGGTTCAATTCAGAATATGGCTGGAACATTCAAAGAGTAGGCAAATACAAAGCCATGGAAGAATGGTTGAGCGGTTTAGCTATTAACATTCCATATACATATTTTGACATTATCGAACTAGCCAAAGAAATGGGTTCAATAGATAGCAACCCATCAGAGTGGTTAAAAAATTGGATATGTGAAAACTATTTCAGCTTTATGGCTCAAATGGTTTTATCTCTTGAAGACGAACTTGAAGAGGTGGCTTAAATGACTAATCAATACTTTGACATATATATTGACGATGACGGCAACAAAGACGACAAGCCAACACTAAACAGCGATGGCTTTGCACAATTAACTGACGATTTAGAAGAGTTAATTAATAAATTTACAGGCTTAGATGCTTTTAGCTTATGCAGTGAAGATGATGAGCTAAATAACATACGCTTAGATTTAATGGAATATTTAGATAAAAAGGTGAACCAATGAAAGACTGGCAAGAAGACAACTGGACACAATTTGAAAACGAAACAGGGGAAGTGGTAGATGCTAACTTGTGGACGTGCGACAAATCGGGAAGGCAATATATTACCTTTTACCCTACGACTTGGAACAATGAAGGTTATTACACAGCAGATGGAGAATATAGAGAAGGCTTCAGAGAAACAGATACGAGCAAGCCATTAGCTAAATTTAAAGTTATTTTAGAGGAGACAACACAATGAAAGACTACGCGCACAAATTACACAAGCCAAGAAAACCGCAACACTGGACGAACCAAGCGCGGACAATTACCGAGAATATAATCATTATATTTTTCTTTGCATCCTTATTAACTCTTATATCGTGGGTGATCTAATGAGCGCTGATACATTAAAAGAGTTTAGGATAACCCAAACATACACCATGCAAAAAGAAGCGTACATATACGCGGATTCATTAGAGCAAGCCGAGGAGTTAGCAAAAGATGATGATTCTATTGAATGGGAAATTAACGACAGCGTGCTGATTGGCGATAGTCAAATATATTTTGCTGAAGAGGTTTAACTATGATTATTAAAAACATATTTGAGCTTTTGTATGTTGACAGCCCTAAAAAATGGATTGGTTCAACATTAGATAAAAATAATTTTACGCCTTTTTATTATGTGCAATGCCTAAAAGATGGCCTTGATTACTGGGGAACTAAAGCGGAATGTTTAGAGTGGATTGACGATTATTTGGGGGTAGACCAATGAGCCTAGCTAGATACAACTTCAACAAGCCAAAGATTAACCGCCAAGAATTAGAGCTTCTTAACTGGTTCTTAGCGCACACCAATGACAACCCGCTAATCAATCCGCAAGCCTTGGAATTATTCAAGGCTAACGGATACAGCGCGAAAAATTACCAAGACTTAGTAAACAAAGTCAAAACCATTTTAAAAACTTATAAAACCAAGGGGGAGAGAGCATGACAGTTAAAACAGACCCTAAATACTGGGATTGCGAATGTGAAGATAACTACATACATCTTAAGGCAGATAACTTGTCTTGTTCTGTATGTGGAATGACCGAGGATGAATGCTCAGATTCAAGACCGAATGAAATTAAATTGTATTATAAAAATTATAAGGAGAGCAATAATGAAAATAAATAACTTAACACCAAAGCAATTCGCTAGGCGCGAAATAATAAAATACTTGCGCGATCTATTCGACAATCCAGCAAAGTATATAAAAGACTTCGACAGCTACACACACAGACAGCAAGAGGAGATCTTGCGCTTTATATCGCTGGATGAACACAGAATAGATAAACTTTTAAATTTACCAATGGGGGAATCATGACACAGCATAAAGAAATGATAGAGGAAGCTAGGCGCTTGCTTAAAACCGAAAGGGAAAACATCCCAAGCATGAGCAAGAACTTTAATAAGGATTATTGGCTCTTAACCTATCCATGCGGAAAGATTGTTAAAACTTACGAGGATAAGCGCAAGAATGATGTAATAATCCAGGAATCGCACTAATGAATGAACAAATAGCAATGACTTGGCTGAACTATTATGAATGCCCAAAATGCGAATACGCTTGGCAAGATTATTGGGATTGCCAAGTGGACGATGATTGTCCGCATTGTGGATGTAGGCATATCTCACCCATGGAAAGCCAAGAGGTTTAAATGATTGAAATACTTGGTTTTATTTTTGGTATTGGTTTTTTAATATGGTTAGTCATAGTCCTCGCGCTATGGCTAATCGTTAATTATTGGGGGAATATGTAATGTCATACAAAGTGTCATACCAACAATGTAATAAATGCGGTATTGATAAACCGCTAGACAAATTTGAAAAGAAACCTAAAGCTAAAACTCAATACCAAGGAACAGACAGAATTAGCACTTGTAGATCATGCAAACAAATAGCAAGAAATGAATCTATTTCAAGAACTGTAAACAGCTATTTAAAACATTTAATTGTTCAAAGTAAAAGCGTAAGAAAAAAACAAGGTTATGACTATAAAATAACAGTAGATGATCTTTTAGAAATTTATGATAAACAAAACGGAAGATGCGCGATTACTGGTGAATTTATGTTTTGGAAAAAAAATGCTGTTGAAATGAGAGATATTAATATGTCTATTGATCGCAAAGACAATAACAAAGGATATACCAAAGATAATATTCAGCTCGTTTGCTATCGCATTAATATGCTTAGAGGTGGAATGGATTTGGATAGATTTAAAGAAATTATTTCATGGATAAGAGGAGAGGATATATTTAGTCCGCATTATTTAGCAAATAATAAAGGGATTGAGTCTTTTGAATGTATAGGAGTTGAAAGATTATGAGTTACGAAATAGCAGAATATAGATACACCAACCATATGCGCGAACATTACGGATTAATAGGCGAAATAGAATACCCCTCCCGCACCCGCTCGCACCAAGACGAAAAAGGCAACTGGCTTTTAATCTCGGAACAAGGCCTAAAAATGGCAAAAATATTTAAAAACGGGGATATAATAGCCTAACCAGTCAATAACCAATCAACGGGGCGAACACAAGATAGCTTTACTCTCCTTCCCCAAGTTAGCTATCGCGCCCCACCTGCTCGCGCAAGTGCGCACCTAAACCAACCAATAGAAAATGCTTCTTCCCACCCGCTTGCGATTTCCTCAACCGCTTGCGCTCACCCTCTAGCACACACCAAAGAACCTCTTTCTCTAATAACTCACTCATCCCCCGACTCGCGCTCGTTCTATGTACTCCAATCATCTTGCAATAATAACTAATGGCATCGTGGCTGCTCCAGGTTTGCCATCGATACCGCTCGCACACGCTCCAAAGTAAAAGTTTCGCTACTGGCGATAAATCTTCTCGGCCTGCGTGCGTGCGGTAGAGATTCCAGATTTCTTTTTTTACTTAGAATAATCGCGAAAGGTTTTATCAAACTCAATCGATATGAGTGCGCTTTCGCGCTCGCGCTCAATGTTCCCCGCGCTCACCCACCAGGAATTTTTTAATTCTTCTCTCATACTTCTCCTTTCTTTCTTGAAGAGACACAAAACCCCTTAAGGGTTTTTGTCTCTATATATATATGTATATATATACGGATATTTGTAGCGTTATGCTTATAGTGTTGTAGCGCTTTGCTATAGTC